TTCGGTTCTATAGAACTTAGTTCTACTTTTGGTAATAATGTTAGGTTCATTTTATTTTAGGTTTTCTTTTTTCATTTTTAATACCTTCATCAATGTTTCATCAGCATCAAATGTTTGCTTATATCCATAATAAACATCAGTAAGTTGCTTTAATTTGGTACATTGAGCTATTTCCATCATGATTTCTTCTCTTGTAGGTTGTTCCTCTAAGATTTCAGCTACAACTGTTTGTACTGGCTTTGAGGGTTTTTTTGGCTCTTCATTTACGAAGTCCATCTCTTCAGCAGGTGTTGCCTCAAATCCAGCAGCTTTCATCAACCAAGCTAACTGATTACGGAATGCTTTACCAACTGCTCTAGTCTGTGCCATAGACAAAATGGCATACTCATCAAAGAATTTTTTGCTACCCTCTTTGTTTGAGCATATTGCGATACCTACTGATACCAACTTATTATCTTGGTAGGATCTAACTTCGCAAGTAGCCATATATTTAAGCTCATTTTCGCTAGATAAATCTTGTACGCTTGTAATAATAGGAAACAAGCCTAAAGAAGCTCCTGCCATCTGCCAAGCTTCTACGTTACAATAGTCCTTACCTTTAATGTTAGATACTAAGTGTGCTTCTTTAACGAATCTTTTTAACTCGTTTGATAAAGAAAGCATTGAGTCCTTGTTAACCATGTGGTAACTAGGTGCTTGAATTTCATTGTTAGTTTTTTGTAGTTCCATTTGTTAATTTATTAAATTGTGTAAAAAAAGTGGCTTGTTTTTTTGGATATTCATCCCACATTCTGACTAAAGCTAGTATAGTTTCAAAACTTGATTGGCTATAGTTAATGTTATGGATGATTTTAGCTATTAATAACCTTTTATCCATTTCTTCTAATTCTGTAAATGTTGACTGCATAAGATTTATTTTAGTGATAACATATTAAGTTTTTTATTGGTCATAGATAAGCCTAATATCTGCTGGACCTCTTCATATTGACCTTTGTAGTACTTAATACAATCTATATCGTTCTGGAATGTTTGAATACCATGTATAACCGTTGTATGGTCACGATCAAATGATTGACCTATCTCTTTTAACGTCATCGAAAAATAACGCCTGAAAATAAAATAGCACATATTTCTAGCAAATACTAGATTTTTACTTCTGTTTGGAGTTAGTACCTTACGTTTATCAGCCTTTAATACCTCACAAACAGTTCTAATAACTTGCTCAAATCTAATTTCATTGTGTTTAAGTCCTGGCATAACGTAATAGCTTATTTCTGATGCTCCCATATTTGGTTTTTTAGTAGTTCTAGTTTTTTGTCGTAAAAAGTTTTTATCAGCTCTGTCATCTCATAGTCATTGTTTTTTAGTCTAGTTTCTATAACATATCGACTATAGCCAGTAATTTCCATGATTTTTTTCATGTCGCCATATTTAAAAAGGCTTTTGTGGTCTTTGATTTCTAACATTTGTTTTATTTGGTTTTATAATGATTAATGTGCCTATCTATACCTGTGATTGCGGCTTCTAAAGATCCGTAATAACTAGCTCTCCAGTAATACCATTTGCCATGTAGAATTTGATTGTCCCAAGTTATATACATCCCTTTGTAGGTGTATTGTTTAGACATTCTGCCATTACTGTTGACGTAGGTAAACTCTTCTTTAATACCTTTCTTTTTTTGTTCGAGGGTTAGTTTAAGCATTTTTTTGTTTTTTACTCTTGCGAGGGTTTTTGATAGGTTTTTGTTTCTAATACTTCTGTTATTCTTAATGCAATACCACTACTTAGCTTTTCAAAGATGGCATAAGCCTCATCCTTATTTTTGTTAAATGATCCACTAATGATGATACCTTCTTGCTTTGTGTAGTACATTGTACTACCTAAAATTAAGTCTGTGTCTTGTACAAATTCAAATTTCATAGGTTTTTTGTTTTGTTTATAATTGTTTTGTAAAATTAGGAAGTTTTTGGATATGTTTAGAAGTTTTTTGGAAGTTTTTTGTTAAAGAAATCATAAAAGATTTTTGCTGGATTTTTGCGTACCAGATTTTTGTGGGTTTTTTGGGGAGTTTTTGCATAGGGTTTTTGGCAGGTTTTTGCCTGCAACTGATTATTAGTTGCATAATCAACGATGTTGCAACATTAATGTTTAAACATTGATATTTTTAAATTTGCATAAGCTGGCCATAGCCTAAGATAATATTTAAAGGCTGTTTTAAGGCCATAGGCTAGCTTCTTTTTTTATTTTGGATAAGTTATACATAAAATAAATTTAAGGCCATTTATGGGCTTTTAATTAATTACCTAGCGAGGTGTTCCTCCCAGGCTTTAGCGCTGCGGCTTTTTTGATCTAGGCCCTGGCTTGCTTTCTTTACTATCTGGCCCAGTTCCTGGCTGTAAAGATCTTTGAGAAACTCAAGCCAATATTTTTGCCTAGGATCGTTTATAAGTTCTAGGCGCTTGATCTTGTTTTTTAGTGCATAGATATTCATAAATTGTAATTGTGTAGCTCCTGGCCCAGCTTCGAACTGGCTAGCCCTTGAATTGCCCAGGATATAAAAAAGCCCTAGGCAATTAAGCCCAGGGCAAAAAAAATATATTTTTTAACTATAGCTATATTTTACGCCTCTAGCTTTTAGGTCCTTAATTGCAGCGCTGGCCTTTGATCCTTTCGGCTGCTGGCCATGTATTAACAGTGCAAAGCTTTGCTCTGTTTTATATGCTGCTTCGTCAGTATGGTCTATCAATAAGCCCAGGGCTTGCGCTTCCTCTGGACTGTAAACTACTTTAGCGAATTTAAGGCCATGTTCTAATATCTGGGCATCTAATTTGCCGCCCTCGCTTGCATTAAGTTTAAAATTATCAGGGACTGTTAAAATATTGTTCACCCAATAGTTAAGGCTTTTAGTATACGCATAAAAAAGGACCTCTGGCCTTTGCTGTGCCACATATACCCAGGCTTTGAAATATTGTTCATTAAAAAAATCCCCTGAAACATGAATACGAACAATAGACGCTTTTTTCGGTATACTGTGGTAAATTAAGCCAGCCATGTTTTCTAAGCTTTTAGCGTCTCTTAATAGATTGTAATTATGCCAGCGGGCTTTTCGTACATTGGTATAAACAGCCTCAGCCGATGCAGCAAAACAGCGAAATTTAGTTTCTGGGCCGTCGGTTAATTTACCAGTTATTTGGTCCGCTTTACTTAAACAGTCCGAAGCGAAAGGGCAGCTATGGCCCGCAGGTAAAGAAAAAGTAAAGATATTTTTGCCTAATTTAGCGTTTCCGCTTTGAAATTTTAATAAGTTCATGTTGTTTTATTTTGTAGTTTATATGTTGTTTTTAGTTGTTTGTTTTTATATCTTTTAAATATTGTTTAGCCTCTTTTTTAAACTGAAATAAGTTTAGTAAAGTATTTTTATTTATATCAATAACTAAATAAAAGCCCTGCTCATATATTCCGTAAACGTCCTGAATTATTTTATAGTTTTTCTTTGTCATTTTATTAAGTTTTAGTTGTTAGTAATTTCCTGCCAGATAGTTTTTAATAGTGTTATTAATAGAGTTGCAATAATTAGATAGATTGATAAATCAATTATATTAATCATGTTATTTAAATTTAGTTAGTAAATAATCTGTTAATAACCTGGCCATATTTGAAAGGACCAGGATAAATAAAATAAATTGTGAGATCATTAGAAAGTTGCTAAAGTTTTGCATGTTTAAAAGTTTTGTGTTGATTGAATTAGGTTTCTTTGTTTCAGCATGTTGAATAATGTTTCAAAGTCCAGGACTTTTTTTGTTTTCATTATCTGGTTTACTGTAGTGTTTTGACCGTTATATTTTAGCCATAAAATACAAAGGTCAGTGTGTGTTAATTTAGTCATGTTTAATTGTTTTGTGTTATTAATAGGATATAAAGATAAGTAAACAATTTAAAATAAATGTAAATATTTATAAGTTATTTGTTAAAACTTTGTTAACGTTCATATAATAGTATTAGTATTATAGTACTAAATGTATAATTAATAATTAAATACTATATTATAATAAATAGATACTATTATCTGTTCTTATACTATTATAGTATAAAGTGTATATTAATATAATAGCTTAGGTATTTTTTACTTTTCCCGTTTCAGTCACTTTCCAATCATTAAATATTATCCCTTAATTTAGCGGTAACACTAACCGAAATAAACCGATGACAATAAACACTATTTTAAGCCGATTACAGCCCCTCAGAAAATTAGTTGACAAAGTACTAGGGTTAACATTAGATAACCGATTTTTTGGGTATCTATGGACCGTATACGACCCCATACCCACTTTATTCGTGTAGATCCATTTTTACACCCCTTGTGCCCCCCAATATTCTGATATAAAACAATGATTTTAACATTTTTAAACATTTGACACACCAAAAGGTATAATATGAACGCACAATTTAAAGAAATAGCTAAAGAAGCTTTTATCATAGCTTATAAGGAGAATTTTGGTAATATCACCATATCGTGTGAAGCTTCTGGAGTAGGTAGGACGCAGTATAAGACTTGGTTGAAGGATGATGCTGACTTTGCTAAGAGATTGGCTGAAATCGAGCCTGAGGAGATAATGCTTGACTTTGGCGAACAAAAGCTAATGGAGAGGATTGCTAGGGGAGATACCTTAGCTACAATGTTTTTACTGAAGACTAGGGGCAAGAGAAGAGGATATATCGAGAAGACTGAGGTTGCTCATGAAGGAGATGTTGTTAAGCAGATTACAGTTAATGTCATTAAGCCAAATCAAATCGGAGATATTATGAAACAGATAGACGGAGATGAGCACAAGACTTTACCACAAAGTGATGGGATTGTTAATTTTGATACTCAGACAGAACCAGGAATGGTCGTACCTGCTTACATGGCTGGAGAAAGTGAAGAAATACCACTTTACAACCATGATAAAGGGGAATTATTAGATATTAACGAAGACGGAGAGTATGAAGAGTAACCACAATAGCCTTATTTCGCATTTTAAGACGATTCTAAGGCTTTTAATACTAGGAGTAGTACTATGTGTCCATTTTATATTTAAAGGGCTTAAATGAGCCTTAAAATAGCAAATAGGATAGACACCCCCTACCTTCCTATAAAATCAAAAGTTTTCTAATGGTAAACACACAACCAATTTTTTAATTTTTTTTTCTATGTCTTATGAATGTAACCACAAACATCGTCTTCGAAGTACTGCAAAACAGCCAAAAAAAAATATCAGTTATGCAAGGCGGAACAAGGTCTGGCAAAACTTACAATGTATTGACTTGGTTTATCGTGAAATTATTACAAGAGAAGGGAAAAACCCTAACCATTTGCAGATCCTCGTTGCCATCCATAAAAGGCTCAGTGATGAGAGACTTTATCGAAATACTCTCGAAATATGGCTTATACTCAGAAGAAAAGCACAACAAATCAGAAAATCTTTACTTCTTAGGAGGCAACATCGTAGAGTTCGTCTCAACCGATCAGCCACAAAAAATAAGAGGTCGTAAAAGAAACTACTTGTTTATAAACGAGGCTAACGAGGTAAACTATGAATCTTGGATGCAGTTAGCATTGAGAACCACAGAAAAGATTGTAATTGACTATAACCCATCGGATTACTACTCATGGATTTATGATAAGGTTGTTCCTAGAGAAGATGCCGACTTTACCATCACTACCTACAAAGATAACCCATTTCTTGAAAAATCAATCGTAGATGAGATTGAAAGGCTTAAAACAGCCGACCATGAATATTGGCGAGTTTACGGTTTAGGAGAGAGAGCAATATCCCAAGCGACCATTTATACGCATTGGAAGCGAAGACGCAACTTCCCAGACGGCGGAGATACATTTTACGGACTTGACTTTGGATTTAACAACCAAACGGCACTTGTGCGAGTTAAAAACTTTGATGGCGAATTGTTTGTCGACCAATTAATCTACGATACAAAAATGTCGACGGCGTTACTAATTGATAGGATGAGGTCACTAGGACTGGATAGAAACTCTGAGATATTTGCAGATCCTGCCGAACCGAAAACCATATCCGAAGTAAATAAAGCTGGGTTTAACTTAAAGTCAGCAGTTAAAGATGTTTATGCAGGTATTAACAAGGTTAAGTCTTTTCCTATACACATAAAATCAGAATCTTTAGATTTGCTTGATGAGATTAAAAACTATAAGTGGAAAACGGATGCTGATGGTAATACACTTGATGAACCTGTAAAGTTTCGAGATCACTTGATGGACTCTATGAGATATGCCATATACACAAAATATGCTAAACCAAAAAGAGGGTGGGTTGTGTAGGCTAAAAATTTGTTACTTTTGTAAAAATAATATATAGCGTGAATTTAACGGACATACTAAAGGCAGCTAACCCTTTTAAACAAAAGGCAGCACCAAAGGTGAATTTCAACAATATTAATAATCCATTTGGTAATTTAGGAGGTTTATTAGTTGGAAGAACTCTTTATCCAGAATTAGACCAGGCAAAATTTGTACTTGACTATAAAAACAATAGTGAGGTATATGCTATCATCAAACGTATTTCTAAAACTGTATCTACTGTTCCTTTTTATGTTTACCAAGTTAAAAACAAAAAAGAGCTAAACAGATACAAGGCTATGCTTGACAATGCTACAAGTACAGCAGATATTGCAAAAGCAGAGTTAGTTCGTGTAAAAGCAGTTGCGGAAATTGCTGATTCAGAATTAAATACTTTGTTAGAAAAACCAAATGAATATCAATCATTCTCTGAATTCATCGAGAGTGCTATAGGTTATAAACTTATTACTGGTAACACTTATATCTGGGCAAATAGATTAGATTCAGGTAAGGTTGCTGAACTTGTTACACTCCCATCTCAATACGTTGCCATTATCTCTGATGGTACAATAAATGGGGTTGAAGGTTATTCTTTTACGCTAGTTGGGTGGGATCAGTTAGATGCGAAAGACGTAATCCATCTAAAATACTTCAACCCTTACTTTGACACTAACGGTAATCAATTATACGGTTTATCACCATTACAAGCTGCTTACAGAACTGTACAGCGTTCTAATGATGCGAAAGACACTTCGGTTGGTATGTTGCAGAATCAAGGACCTAAAGGTATTTTGTATGCTGATGAATCAAATGACTTTGGTCCAGAACAAGCTGGTAAGTTAAAAGAAGATTTCTATAATCAATACGGAACTAAGAACAAGATTGTTCAAAATGCTGGTCAGATTTTAGTTGCAGGTGCTAAACTTGGATGGGTTAACATGGGATTAAGTCCAGTTGACTTACAATTATTAGAATCAGAGAAAATTACACTTAGAGAACTTTGCAATGTTTACGGAGTTAACTCTGCATTGTTTAATGATCCAGATAATAAGACTTATAACAACATGAAGGAAGCTAAAAAGGAAATGTTGACTCAAGTAGTCCTTCCTGAGTTAGTAGCTCTTCGTGATGCCTTTAATAGATTCTTTGCTAAAGAAATTGGTCAAGGTTACTACATTGATTTTGACTTAACAGTATTCCCAGAGTTACAAGAGGATATGAAAGAGCTTAGTGCTATTCTTTCTCAATCTTGGTGGATTACTCCAAACGAAAAGAGAGCAGCTATGCGTTATGATACTTTTGAAGATAGTGTAATGGATGAAATATTTATCCCAGCAGGTTATTTGCCTATTGATGAATTAACAATGTTACAAGATCCTAGAAATGCACAACAACAAGGAGATTACAATTTACCCCCTGTAAAATAAATACTATGAAATCATTTGAAAAGTTAGAAAAAGCTTTAGAGTTATTGTTTGAGCAAAAAGCAATTAATAAGACTAATCCAAAAGGAATCGCACACGCTAATAGCTTAATTGCTAGTGGTGATATTAAAGAACCAAGTACTTGGGAACATCCAACAGCAGAAATGGAAAATGCCTATTTAGAAGCTAATGGTTATGCAGAATTTTCTAAATGGTACTTAGGAGTTGATACAAACGCAAGTCCTGATACAAAAGCTCATTATGGTTATGTTTATACTTCAGACTTTAAAACTGTAGATAGACAAGGTCTAAGAGCTATTAGACAAAGAGCAGCTCAAAA